TAATTGACTTGATTGAGTACGCACACGAAAACGATATTCTTAACCTTATGGAATATTTAAAGCAGCAAAACGCAGAGGTATCGGTTTACAAAAAAATTAAACCGGACTCTATTGCAGCGAAAACAACTATTTGTTTTCTCTCTGGACTTAGCGACTACGAAGAAATATTTAAGAAAATGATAAAAAATGGAATTATATTTGGAGAATAAAATGAATAAAGAAGAAATTTCTATGAATGTACCAAAACGAGCAGATATACCACAATTTATATATAGTAACCCGTATCTGACAAAAGGCGCTAAGTTCTTGTACGGTTGCATTGTATACGATGATTACGCTTATTTTGGATCCGATGAAGATTTAGCTAATTCATGCACACCTGTTGGTAACATCGAGGGGATTAAACTTTATCTACGTGAACTTTTAGATTGGAAATTGATAGAAATAAACTATAATGAAAAACGGGAAATTAAAAAAACTTCAATACATAATCTGCCAAGTGCATACGATTGTCTGCGTGATCCAGAAATAGTTCTGTGCTATACTGAGTCCGATTATGATATAAAATATCGGAATTCAGCTTATAGAAAAATAGCAAAAATTCTTAGTGTCCCTTTTATTCATAATGAAAACGAGTTCTTACAAGAATGATACATAAAATTGTTTTAATTTTCTTTTCAAAAAATAAAAACGATGCTACGTTATTACGGAAAAGGAAGGGGGGGTTGAGCGAAAACCCCCCCTTTTAGGAAGGAAACTAAAACGGAAAAAGAGCATAATAAATATGTATCATACAAAAAAACGTAAAGCAAGCAAATCCATCAAAAAAAATAATTTATTTCTACAGGAGGCCAACATGAGTGCTGTGGAAAACGATAGGTGTAATAGAACTATTTCAGCTTCCGAAATACATATGGGTCTACCTATCCCCCGTATCCCTGATTATGTTTATCATAATCCGTATCTGAGTAGGGACACAAAAGACCTTTACGGTGCAATCTGCAATTTAGCGAAAAAATCGTGTGTTGCTACGAACAACTATTTAGGGAAAGCAATCCATGTTTCAAAATATACTGTATCAAAAGCTTTACAGGATTTAGTTAAATGGAAACTGATCGAAATTGTTACAATTAAAAATAGGCGACAAATTATACCAAAAGATAGGCTACCGGAAGCATATTTAATTTTACAGAACTGCTCATTAGATACTGCCTATTTAGATATATATTATGGAACAATAAAACACATACTGGGTATAGCTGACGGAGATACTTATTCAAAACGAGCGAAAAAAATAGATGGTATCATACAAGATATACAAAAAGTAACTGAAGAACATAACCTTTTAGACGGTGATTTGGAACTGGATAAACACATCCAAAATCCAGAAAAAGCAGCAACGAGGGGTAGCACTGGTGTGCTACGGGGGGGTAGCACACCAGTGCTATGCATTAATAATAAAACTAATACTACTAAAACTAATAGAAAATTTAATAAATTAAATTTTAGTGATTTCAAGAAATCACTGAATGAAGAAACTGAAAATCCTTGTGAACAAAAAATAAAAAAATTGTCTGTGAAACAAAAAATAAATCTGAACAAGATTGTTAATCCAAAATCGTTGTCTCCGAAAAAAACAAAAAAACAAAAAGAAATAAATATTTCACAAAAAGTGAAGTTCATGATTAATTATTGGAACAAACAAGAAGTTCTTGTTAATTTCAATGATCAGAACCGGAACACAAAAATCTTTGTTGATACAATCCAAACTCTGAATAAGTTCTTGTTGAATAAATTATATTTGCTGAACAATTCAAGTGTTGTTTTCCCGGATAATTTTTCAGGGGTTGATTTTGATTGTACTGTTAACGAATTTTGTAAAAAGGTTGATCAGCTTGTTTTGTTAATTACGTCACATGAATATTACCCGGTAAACAAAGAACATATTGCAAAAACAAATTTGATTACATTCCTGAAAGGCAATATGTTTTCAAAGATGCCAAGTGTGCTACTTGCCTATTGTGCAAAAGAACCGATGTATATTCGTAAAATAAAATACCCGGAAGAGGTAGAAACACTGAAAGAAATATTGTCAGATGATTTTCATTTTTCGAAGTTCACGTCAAGCGACACAAAGAATATGGAGGTTTGTATCGAGAATTTAATTGAGTTCCTGAACGATAATAATTTAGTCGGGGACCGGAAGGACATTAAAAACCATTTCATTGCTTTGAATAAATACCTTGCTCCGGCTATTCTTCGGGTTTGGAAAAATCCTAAGTTCTCAACTAATTTTCTTGCTTCACCAAAATTTATTCAGATTTACGAAGATCATCTTGAGTATCACGGAATTTTTCGATGATCGCTTGAATTAAATTTAGGCTGATTTGAGGACTTTTATGAAAGGGGGTGAGGTATCTATTAGGGTAAAGGAAGAAAGTTGATTTTTTAGTACGGAAATTTAATCTAACAAAGGATTGAGCATGTCATTAACACACGAAATTAAAAAAGCAGATAACGGAATTGAAAATTTGATTCTTATTGGTATGATTACTGATTTAGAATTCTTTCACCAAATCAAAAATGCTATACCGCTTGGAAAGTTCGAGAACCCTGAAATACGAACTGTTGTAAATTGGGTTATTGATTATTTCAATGAATGTCAGGATGTACCAAAAACAGAAATCAGAAATATTTACGAATACAAAAAGGATTTTCTTTCGAAAGACGAACAAACCATTATCGAAGGTTATTTGAAAACCTTAGCCAATGAGTACGACCGCCCATTCAATATCGGGTACGTGTTACCTAAAGCAAAAAAGCATTTGCGCCGGCTGGCTCTACTACAAACGATAGAAACTGCGAAATTACAGTTAAAAAAAGACGATATAAACAAAGCGGAAATGACCCTACGGGACGGATTGGATAAAGCTTTTAAAGAAACCTCTCCTATGCGTGATTTGAATTCAGAAGAGTTAGTTGATAAATGGTGGTGGCAAAATACTGAAGCTTTATTCCGTTTCCCGGGTGAACTTGGTGATTTTCTTCACCCGTTAAGAAGAGGGAAATTAGTAGCAATGTTCGGAAGAACAAAGATTGGTAAATCCTATTGGCTCATGGAATGGGTTAAACAAGCCGTTATGTCTAAATTGCATGTAGCCTACTTCTCCTTAGAAATGAGCGAGGTTGAATGTGGTGAACGTTGGAGTCAGATGATCGGCAATTTTAATGCTGATGAGAATAAAAAAGAAACTTGGCAACCTGTGTTCGATTGTTTATTAAACCAAACACAGGAGTGTACTTGGGGGCATTGTCCGGAGAATAAAATTGTATATTCTGAGAAAAAAGGGGTTCTTGAACCATACGATGAAAATTTAGATCATGTAGTATGCCCAGCTATTGATGATTGTTCTGATTTCCAACCGAGTTCTTGGTTTGAAACATGGAAATTGGAAAAACCTACTTTATCTATCCCGAAGAAAAAACAAAGGCAGTTCGAAAATCATTTCGGTAAGGATATGGTTAAATTCATGGAATTCCCTATCGGGGAAGAGCCTTACGAAACAATGGAACATGAATTAAATAATTTAGAGTTAGTCGATAATTTCATCCCGGATGTTATCGTTGTTGATTACGCAGATTTGTTTAAAGGACGTTCCGGAATTGAAAAACGATTCCAACTAAATGAAATTTGGAGTGCGCTATCCAGGTTAGCAAAGAAAAAGAACGCATTGGTTGTTACCGCTACACAAGGAAGCAGGGCCGGTTTAAATAAAGATAGAATTACAGAAGAAGATATAGCAGAAGATATTTCTAAACTTTTAATTGTTGATATTATGATTGCAATAAATGAAGCGAATTCACCGAAACAATTAAGCGGGAAGGATCGTTATTGGAAACGACAATCGTTAGAAATGCTTGCCCATCGTTACCGGGAGTATATGCCCGGAAGAACCTGTCTTGTATTAAATAATAGGGATTTCGGACAGATACATATTGATTCGAAAATAGTTCATTAAATTTTACACATATGTAAAATTTTTCCTTGACTACCGAAAAAAATTAATGTAGTATACGTAAACATATGAGGAAGTTTTTTAAAAAAAGATTAATCTTAAAATGGAGGTGTAAATGTATGGTATAGCAAAGAGGTTTACGTTTGAGGCAGCACATATTTTGGATGAAGCTTATTCAAAAGAATGCACGGTAGTTCACGGGCATTCATATAAGGTTGAATTCCATTTAAGTGTAGACAATCATGAACTCAATGAAGAAAATTATATGGTTCTTGATTTTAAAACACTCAAAGAAATTGTAGATCCAATTATAGCAAGGTTCGATCATGCTTTAATTATTTCAGATGAACGGTACCTTAAAGAGTACGTGGATGTTACATTTAAGCAGAAATTAGTGATTCTACCTAATTCGCCAACAGCGGAGGTTCTTGCAAAATACTTTTTTGATGCCGTAAAAAGTGATGCAAGAGTTCAGCATACATTAAAAAAGGTAAAAGTTTGGGAGACTGAAAAGGCTTTTGCCGTTTATAGTGAATAGAAAGGGGGTGTAGTTATTGGATGAAAGCAAAATACCAAAGTTAATTTGTTTGAAGTGTGAACACATCTGGTATCCGAGGAAACCGGTTGTCAAACAGTGTCCTAATTGTCGGACAGTTTATTTTAATATTGATAGGGGCCATTTGAGTAAAGAAAAAGCAAAAGTTGCAGTACTCAACAATATGAAATTTATGGGAGCAACAAAATGACGTTACTCGTTAACGAAATCTTTCACAGTATATCCGGGGAATGTTCTCCAGCTGAGCAGGGACGAATGACTTGTTTTATTCGTTTGTACGGGTGCAATTTAATAATAAAAGGCGACCCATGTCCGTATTGTGATACTATTCAAACTGATGTATTCCCTATGACAGTACAGGAGATATATTCGAGAATAGGCGAGTGTCCATATGTGTGCATTACAGGAGGTGAACCACTATTACAGAAAGAAGCTGTTATTGATTTAGTTGAATTTCTTGCGGATAACGGTAAAACCGTATGGGTAGAGACAAACGGAACATTCCCTATTGAAGGTCTTATGAGTTCTATCGTTATGGATTACAAACTATCACATGAATCAGAAATGGTTATAGACCGGTTTTGTCAGTTAGGTTGTTTCGACTATATTAAATTTGTAATCTCTTCAGTGCAGGAAATGAAACGGGCAATAGCTGTGCATAAAGAATTATTGGATTTAGGGTGCGAAGCTAATTTTGCGTACTCACCAAATTTTTCAGCAAAATTTAAGTCGGAACAATTCAAAAACATCACTGAAATGGTGTTTCAGTATTTGCAGGAATCAAAATTGGATGCTATTCTTAACATCCAAATACACAAACTTATTAATCTTAAGTAAAGGAATTATTATGAACGGAATTATTGATATTAAACTTATTAAACACATCGAATTAAAGCATTTCTGTCAGGAAATTAACGCAAATGAAGAGCTACTATCGAAAATTGATAGTGTTGCCTTACGTTTTGTTGGTATTAAGAAAGAACAAGTTGTTGCTAACTTCATCCTGACAGTTGAAAAAATAGGTAGAGCTGGTCTCGATGAAATGGTTTCTACTGAACTGATTAATTTTTATAACTCGCTTTTTGCTGATGACGATGAACCGGAAGATGTTCAGGAAGATGAACCGGAAGATGTTCAGGAAGATGTTCAGGAAGATGTTCAGGAAGATGTTCAGGAAGATGTTCAGGAAGATGTTCAGGAAGATGTTCAGGAAGATGAACCTGAACCAGTAAAGAAAAAAAGAAAAACGAATAAAACCAGAAAAAAAATGCAAGGGGAAACCCGGCAATACAGCAATAAGGAGAAGAGTAGATACGGCCACCGTATGAGTGCTGTCACCGGAAAACTTGATGAAGCTTTCTACAAGGGTGGTACTGCTAAGGAAATTGCAAAAGAAGCTGGTTGTGATGTTAAACGGGTTTACAGGCATGTGCAGAAATTCAAAAATATGGATTTGCCTGTGAGAGTAACAAAAGGGAACAACCCTGCGGATACCTACTTTCAAACCACGGTTGAATCATTTACAAGGGAGTAAAAAATGGATTTAGAATCAATAGAAAAAGGGGTTGAACTTATTCTTACTGGTATTTTTGAGGATATTAGTATCCTATCTGACGAAAATTTCAGGGACACACCAAAAAGGGTGGCACGAGCATATCAGGAGTTATGTAAGGGCATTAATAACCCACCGAATATACTTTCAGTATCCTTTCCCGGTAAAGGATACGATTCGATGATATTCTCAAAGGATATAACTGTGTATAGCTTGTGTCCACATCACTTGTTGCCAGTTAAGTACAACCTTGCTATTGGTTACATCCCATCGGAAAATGGTAGGGTAGTAGGGGCGAGTAAGTTAACAAGAGTTGCTGAAAATCTGGCTGCTGCCCCTATCCTACAAGAGGAGTTAACAAAGCGGATAGCAGATTATTTCGAACAAATAGAACCAAAAGGAATAGCGGTTGTTGTTTCAGGTGAGCATGATTGTATGCGTATTCGTGGTGTTAAACAACAGAACGCAACGTTCGAAACTTCTGAAATGCGTGGGCTATTCCGGGAAAGCCTATCGGTTAAAACAGAATTTTTTGAATTAATGAAACTTTCAAAATAAGGAACGGAAATGTTAAGCGAAACAATAACAGGGAAAAGACATGTAATGCTGTACTCAGGTGGATTAGATTCTTATATACACTATATGCTGTTGACTCGTGTGTATATGTACCGTGTAACCCCGTTGTATATTGATTACAACGGGAAGTACAGTAATAAAGAAAAATTAATTGCACAAAAATTAGTACCAGAAACCGTAATTATAAATCCAATAGATTTAAGTCAATATGAAGACGAGAACCATACAATAAAAAATAGGAATATGCTGTTGATCACATTAGCATCAACACACTTCCCAGAAATAAAGTCATTCATTGTAGGGGGGATTGCTGGTACTGGTAACCTTGTGAAACGTACTGATGCGGATATCGCTGCATTAGAATCGTATGCAAAATCTTTATCCAGGGCGAATAACTCAGATCCATTTTATATTTGGTCAGCTTTCCCGAAAAAGGATAAAAGTGAAACAGTTGCGGAGTATTTGAAATATTTAACATCTTTGCAGTTTAAAGTTAGTACGTTAATTCAAACAACATCTTGTTATGATAAGGATGAATTATGGTGCGGTCGATGTCTTGGCTGTTTAGAGAGATTTATTGCTTTAAAGGATAACGGTATTATTGATCCAAAGATGCCAGTATTTATTAACACATCCTTACAGAAAGAATACATTGATGCGATCATATCTGATGAACGGAAAGAACACATAGCTGAACTTTTGGGGGTATAATGAATTCGTTATTTCTGGATTCCGGAGCGTTTTCTGCATATACTCAAAAGAAATCTGATGTTTTAAATATTGATGAGTACATTGAGTATATTAAACAGAATGAAAAACATATTACAGTGTATGCTAATCTGGATGTTATCGGTGATCCGGAAGCAACGTGGGAAAATCAACGTTATATGGAATCAAAAGGGTTGAACCCCCTTCCGATATTTCATATGAATGACACCTTTGATTACCTTGAAAGGTGTTTGCAATACGATTATTTTGGGGTTGGGGGTTCCGCTGTTGAGAAAAATAAATCACAACGGAAACAGTTCTTTGATTCGGTTTGGTTCTTCATTACGGATGATAAAGGGTTTCCCCTAAGTAAGGTGCATGGACTTGGGATTACTTCACCTGAGTTCATTGCAATGTACCCTTGGTATAGTGTGGATAGTGCAAGCTGGACATATTTCGGGCGTTACGGTAAATGTATAATGCCGAAAACAAATAGAGGTAAGTTCGATTACGGAAAGAATTTTGTAACAGTAGCTACCTCTTACCGTATTTCACCAGATACTTGTGGTGCTGACATGCATATATCTACAATGACTGGTATTGAACGGGATGTGTTCTATAAATATTGTACTGATAGAAATATACCAATAGGGGAATCAACTTTTTTTCAGGCTGATGAAAAATACGAATTAAAAGAAAATGAAGTGTTCGTTAATAAAACGTATGAGGTAGAAACAATCATTGAACCCGGAGTACGAAACAATTCTATTATCCGGGATCACTTAAACGTTTTGTTTTATATGGATTTAAGCAAAAGTCAACCGGAGTATCCTTGGGCGTTTAAGCAAAAACAAAGAGGGAGCATGTTTTGATTTTTTATCCAGCAGGGAATTTTACCTTGATGTCTTCTGAAGACACAGAGGGGGAATTCAGGGACAGGCTTGTAGATGTTTATGGATCTTATGATAGATTAGTTTCTTTTTATTTTAAAAAAGAAACAGATATTGTCATGAATGTAATTAAAAATGGAAAGGAAAACAAAGATGGAAACACAAGCATTAATAAAAATAACTGAGAAGGTTATGCCCGGAGTTTCGAATAAAAATATCATTGAAGAAATTAGCCATATTGTTATAAATAATAATACAATGATGTCGTACAATGATCGTATTGGTATATCCTTCCCGATTGATCTACCAATATCATGTTCAGTATCAGCCGTTGATTTCTATACAGCTATTAAAAAATTAAGAAATAAACAGGTTGAACTCATCAAGGATGATACACACCTAAACATTATTGCTGGTAAAACACATATAAAACTACCGTCGATAGAAAATCAAATGGTACTTAATCTTATTGATACATTAAATATTGACGATAAATCATTTATTGGACTCCCTCCTAATTTTTTAGAGGGCCTGAAAAAAATACAATATATTGTATCGGATTCCGTAGACAATCCACAAGGTCTGTTCTCTGTATGTGTTCATGAAAATAAATTGTTAGCTGGGGATTCGGCAAAAGCAGGGCAATTTATTTTAGATACAACAGAGTTGTACGATAAACCATTCTTTATTCATAAAGGTGTTATAAAAGATATCTTGAATTTTAATCCTGATAGTATTTATGTTGATGATAATTGGGTTTATTTTATAAATGATAGTGACGCTATTATGGCTTGCCGACAGGCAAACGTTGCCGATGTGTTCCCAATTAACATTGTCTTAGATAAATTCGAAAAGGAATTCACTGCGAAACACAGCTTTTCATTTGATCCGGAGTTCGTATCAGAACTGGATATTTTTAGCCATTTCAATGAAAGTGATATCCGTAGTAAATTCATGTCCGTTGAAATTGTTGACGGGAATGTTACTTTCAGGTCGAGTTCAGAAAAAGGGGAAGTTATCAAGGAAACCCCTGCGGAAGATTACAAGGGTGAAAACGTCTCTTTTATGATTAATCCTATCTACCTACAGGAACTTATAAAAGATGCGTCAAAATTTGATTTTTACCCCGGTATAGTACGAATTTCCGGGGATTCTTATTCATTTCTAATTGCTCTTATGGAGTAGATTATGTTATTTTTTGATTCTGGTATAGCCCCTTATTGTGAAAAGTGCAAGTTATATAAGAAAACAAAAAACCCATTCCTTCCTACATCGGGAAAAGGGAATGAGAATATTTTGATTATAACACCTGAACTTACAGAGGTTGACGCCCGGAATAACACACATATAAATCCAAAACAATTATTTGAACTCAATAAAAGTTTCAGACGTTTTGGTCTTGATGTTGAACGTGATTGTTATATTACGTCTGCAACACAGTGCGCTAATAATAAACCCACAGATGGTCAAATAAAATACTGTGGGAATAAAATACATAAACTGATTACGGATTTGCAGCCTGAAACTATTTTAATGTTCGGTACGAATGCAATTAAATCAGTTATGTTTAAGTATGATCAGTTAGCCACTTACGCTGCGGACTCATTAAGCGGTAATGAAATACCCTTACATGATTACGATGCAATAGCAATCCCGCTGCCTGGGTTATCTAAAGTTCTCAGTATGGATAAAGATTTAAATTTTCAATCTGAATTCAAACGGGTATTAAGTAAAGCAATAAAAACCTGTGTAGAGAGACCAATATTACAAACCTTATCTGATAATTTTTATGAAAATATTATATTTCTCAATAATGTTGATGATATTTGTAATGTAATTGATAATATAATAGAGAACGGGGAAACAACAGCGTTCGATTTTGAAACTGAAGGAATTAAACCACATAAAATGAACAGGAAAGTCACATCAATGGCTATTTCCTGTTCTGATAAATCTTATGCGTTCCCGGTAGAATACCAAAAGTATTTTTACGGGGACGACAGGCGAAGGTTAATGTCTAAAATTGGTGAGTATCTTGAAAACACTGACATGTTTAAAATTGCTCATAATTTACAGTTCGAATACTCTTGGTCGTTGAACCGGTTTAAAGCAAAACCAAGCATAGATTATTGCACAATGATTTCCGCTCATTTATTGGATAGTAGAAGAAAGATAACAGGTTTAAAACATCAAGTGTTCGTTAAGTGGGGGTTACATGGATACGATGAATTAAGTCAACATTACATAAAATCCGATAGTGGTTCCTACGGGAAGAATAAAATGGATTTAATGCCCCTCGATAAACAATTGCTGTATGTTGGGCTTGATGCATATTTAACTATGCAGTTATTTTTAGAGCAACAGAATAAAATAAAATCTTTACCAGAAAAGAATCAATTCCCATTTACTTTCTTCAATAAGGGGGCTGCGGTATTAGCTAAAATATCTGATAATGGTATACCACTTAATATAGATTGGTACGAAAGTAAAAAAGAAGAGATTGAGCAGGAGTTAAAAGAAATTGAAAAAGATATAATGACTTCTGATGATGTTCAAAACTTTATGAATCAAACAGGGAAGGAGTTTAACTTTAGTTCATCATTGCAGCTACAGGAATTCTTATTCGACTTTTTAAAGTTAGATTCTGTAAAGAAAACAAAAAGTGGAAAGTGTAGCGTTGATGAAGAATCTTTAGAAAAGATAGATAATCCAGTAGCTAAAAAAATAGTAGAATATCGTAAGTTACATAAACTGACAAATACGTATATCAATCAGTTCAAGAACGAACATTGTAATGGGTACATTCATCCTAATTTTCCGTTGCATATCCCGAGGAGTTTCCGGGGGTCATCAACAAACCCGAACTTTCAAAATATTCCAAAAAGGAATATTCGGGCGAAAGAAACGATCAGAAAAGGAATGCATGCTTCAGATGGTTGTCGTTTAATCGAAATCGACTTCTCTGGTATTGAGGTTTCAACATCGGCTATTTATCATCAAGATAAAAACTTTATAAATTATTTATTAAATGATGATGCCGATATGCATAGGGATAATGCAGCAGATATTTGGATGCTACGTTCTGATGAGGTTACAAAAGAGATTCGGTTTTATATTAAAAATATGTGGACATTCCCACAATTCTACGGTGATTTTTACGGTTCCTGTGCTGAAAATCTTTGGGAGAACTGTTTACACTTAGAATTAAAAAACGGAGTAACTCTAAAAGAACATTTAGCAAAAAAGAAAGTAACAACATATGAACAATTTAAAAATCATTGTAAGAAAGCAGAAGATATTCTTTGGAATGAGCGGTTCCCGGAGTACACTGCTTGGAAGAATGAAGTAAATCAGTTCTATATAAAACATGGTTATTTTGAAACAAAATTTGGTTTTATAAGTTCAGGGTATTTAGATAAAAAACAAGTTCCGAATCATCCTATTCAGGGTACGGCGTTCCATATTTTACTGTGGTGCTTAATTGAGATTGACCATATTTTCGAAGAGAAAGGTTTAGATACTGTTATTTGTGGTCAGATTCATGATAGTGGTTTATTTGATGCCCCGGATGAGGAAGTTCAGGAGGTAATCAATACCGTAAAATACGTGTGTGAAGACCTTGTAGTTAACACATTTCCTTGGATTAACGTGCCGTTCGGTATTGATGTTGAAATGAGTCCAGTTAACGGGACGTATAACGAACTGGAAGAGTACGTTCAAAACGAAAATAACATTTGGGTTAAAAAGGAGTAATTATGGAAAAGAGCATTGTAACAGCGTATGTAAGCGAACCCCTTTCAAAAATAAAAAGAGACAATATTGTTCGTAAGGTAACAAACAAAAAATTTGAGACGCAGGGTCAAAAAATAAAGGAGCAACAAACACAATTAGCTCATTTAATCGTTGACGATATTTTGCCAACGAAGTTTAAGACAGCTTTACAAACGTTGACTGCTGATGAAGATTGGTTCCCTGGTACCAGGAATTTATTAGTTTACAAGGCCGACCCGTTTGTAACCATGTTTGAATTCACTTTTGGTACTGTTTTCAGTATACCTAATAATTTACTTAATTACAATGGTTTGCGATACCATTTTGAAAATCTTTCACCAAAAATGCAAGAACGGGTTACAAAATTTAAAAAGAAAAATCAAGAATTGCTGGACGCAAAGAACAAATTGCGGACGGAACTACGTAAGATTGTGAACTCTGTGAACACAACTAAGCAATTAATTGAAATTTTTCCAGAGGTGACTAAGTGGTACCGTTTTGAAAAAAAAACAGATAAGCAAAAATATTATCCACCTGCTGTCCAAATAGACAGTCTACTAAGAATTCTTAAAGATGATCATACACATTTATTGTAAAGGGGGAAGCATGAATTTTACACGGAAATACAGACCAAGTTCATTTGATGAATTCAGTGGTAATAAGTCGGCGGTTGCGTCAATACAATCAGTATTAAGTAAACCCGCTGATGATATTCCCCGGGCGTGGTTATTAACGGGGGATTCCGGATGTGGTAAAACTACTATGGCACGAATTATAGCAAAAGAATTAAATTGCGATGAATCCTGCTTTTTTGAATATAACGCTGCGAATACTCGTGGTATTGATACAATCAGGGAAGTAAATACAAACAGTAAATTTTCCCCTATGGCTGGGGATACAAAAGTTTATTTGTTCGATGAAGCACACATGATCACAGGGGTTGCTGTTGAAGCATTACTAAAGCTTATTGAAGACCCACCAAAAAACACCTATTTTATATTTGCAACAACAAACCCGGAGGTGCTGAAAAAAACATTAAAAAGCAGGTGCGTTTCCTTTCATTTTGCGCCTTTAATTAAACGGGATATGAAAGACCTACTTATATCTATATGCGATGCAGAAAACGACCCGGAATTCCCTGAAGATGTGATAGATGAAATTATTAGTGCGTCACAAGGATTGGTTAGAGCAGCACTGCAATTGCTTGATATGGTCTTTCTCATGGAAGATATTGATGAGATGATTGCAGTTATACAATCAGAAGACATTGATGGGGAGGGGGATGTTAAAGAGATTTGTCAGGGGATAATGAAAAAAGTTAAGTGGTCGGAACTTGCATCTATTTTGAAAAATATAAAGGGGGATCCAGAGTCACTAAGGAGGGGCATATTAGGGTATTTCAACGCAGTTTTACTAAATAGTGGTGATCCTGCAATTGCATTTTTTATTGAATGTTTCGAAGAGAACTATTTTAATTCAGGCAGGGCGGGATTAACAAAATCCTGCTTCATTGCATTAACCGAATAAAAGGAAATCGGAGGTAATTAAAGAAATTAAATGAAGAACAGAGGTATTAAACAATATAAAGGTGTAATCGTCAATAATTGAAGGTTACACCCGAAAAACTGATTTGTATTAATTGTGAATTTAAAGTAAGGTACATATATGAAATACAAACAAGATACAAATATTGATAAGTTCGCACTTGACGAGGAGCTTATAGTTCAAGCCGATCTTTCCCGGAAATACGGAGAGTTATGGGCTGATGCACTTGATGAGCGGGATACTTGGAAGAATCGTTTAGAATTACTTAAAGCGGAAAAGAGTTTACATATTCGTAGCAATTTTAAAGATTATGAATTCGATACGAAACCAACAGAAGATGCAATTAAGGCTATGACCTTACGTGATCCTAAAATACAAGAAGCACAAAAAGAACTACAAAATGCTAACAAGGTTGTTAACAAACTTGTGGTTGCTAGGGAATCAATTGAGCAGAAAGGAAGGAGATTAGATAGGTTAGTTGATTTATGGAAATTAAATTATTGGGCCGATCCTTTAGATAGGATCAATATTGATAGTATGCAGGCACAAAGTGGTCGGAAGGCTATCATGAAAGAACTAAATGAAAATCCAAGATTAAGAAGGAGAAAAAATGGCTAAAAGCAAACTACGACAAATGAAAAAACAAGGTGATCTACAGAAAAGAACACAGGAATCTTTTGCGAAAAAAGATTCTTCTGGTAAATACGGGGATTACCTAAAAGAAACAACAGTTCCGAAATGGTCCGCTAAGGACGGTGATCACATTATTGATATTATTCCTTTCATCGTTGGGGAAAATCATCCAACGTTAGCTCCGGATACAATCGCATACAACATTGATGTGTTCGCACATCGTAATATTGGTGCTACTGAAGATATGGTTATTTGCCTTGCACGCACAATCGGCAAGCCCTGTCCGATCTGTGAGTACCAAAATAAATTGAGGAAAGTAACAGAAGACGAAGACGAAATAAAAAAATTCAGTCCTACAAGACGTTGCCTTTACAATATCGTTTGTCTTGATTCCGATAAAGACGAAAAAATGGGCATACAGCTTTGGGAAGTTTCCCACTATTTGTCAGAAGCGAACATCATGGCAATTGCTCGGGATAAACGAACTGGTGCTTGGATTCCATTTGCTGATCCAGATGAGGGTATGTCCGTAGCCTTTACTAAAAGTGGTAAAGGTATATCTACAAAATATGCAGGGTATGAATTCGTTGAAAGAGATTACGAAATTTCTGACGAAATACTGGATTCAGCAGTTACTTTGGATGAGATTCTTGATTTTAAAGAGTACGATGAGATCAAGGAAATGTTGGAAGAACTTGTGCCCCCAATTGAGGAGTACACACCCCCTACATCGGGAGAGGAAGATGACGGGGGGGACGCAAGCCCACGTACAAGAAGAGGTCGTATTAACGAACACGAAAATGAAAATGAAAATGAAAATGAAGATGATGCACCAGTAACAAGAAGACAGCGGAAACCGCTACAAGAAAAAGAGGTCATTGAGACCGAACCTGAGATGGAAGAAAAACATGATGGGTCAGATACTACAAAGCGGACCCGTACAGCAGGGGCAGGGGAACGAACAAGGATACGAAAACCAGCATCTGATACAAACAACAGTGAGGATAAGAAAGGGGAAGGAGAAACAGATAAACCTGTAACCAGAAGGAGGCGTATGAGAAAATAAAATAATCAGATAAATATGTATTATCCTAACAGCCCCGGAGTAAATGCCGTTTCCTTTGGGGCTGTTTTTATAAATAAAAGGAAAAATTATGGCAAGTAAAATACGTGTTCGAAAAGAACAAAACAAGTTAGAAAAAATAGCCGAAGAAGTTGAGGAAACTGTTAATTCTGACCACCCTATTGAGAAAAAAAAGAAAGTACCAATAGACGCAAAATTTATCGTATCTACTGGTTCAACCTTACTCGACTTAGCGATATCAGGTGGGCGTGTTCGCGGGGGTGGTATACCCGGGGGGCTTATGATGGAAATTTCAGGACCGAGTTCTTCAGGAAAGACAGCTTTATTAGTTGAAATTGGTGCGTCAGTTCAGTTTGTTGGAGGCACGGTTACGTTTGCCGATCCAGAAGCAAGACTTGATAAAGAGTACGCTTCTATTTACGGGTTAGAATTACCTAAACAGAATTATTCCCGTCCTGACACAGTAACGGAAATGATGGATCAGATACGTCATTGGGATCCAGACCCTGAGTGTATTCATCTTTTTGGTGCTGACAGCCTTGCACAGCTTTCAACAGAGTTAGAACTGAGTGAAGCTGGTGATAAACGAGGACAACGTAAAGCAAAAGAATTAAGTGAAGGTTGCAGGATTGTTGCTCGAAAAATAGCATCAACACATAAGATTGTGTGCTTTACTAATCAAGAAAAAGATGGTGAGTACGGTAAAACCACCCCTGGTGGTAAGGCCGTGGGTTTTCAATCGTCTATCCGATTACGGGTTACCCGGAAACAACTAATTGAAAAAGAAAAAACGAACTCATATGATAAAAAGATAAAGAAAGCTATTGGTATATTATCAGAAGTATATGTTTTCAAAAATGCAGTTGATTCCGCTTTTAGAAAAGCACCAATCTATATTATACCTAACGTAGGTATAGATGATGTACGGGCGAACCTACAGTACGTAAAAGATATGACCAAATGTACAATGTATTCTTGTATTGATAAAGAGTACAAAGAAGTGGATAGGTCCATGCTGTATATTGAAAAAAATAATTTAGAAAAAGAATTAAGAGAAAAAGTTATTGATCTCTGGGAAGAAATAGAAGAACAATTCGTTCTACCCAGAAAAAAGAAACAGCGATTTTAATTAAAGGAGACATCATGCGTATAAAAGTTAGTGTTTCGAAAACAGTTCGTGATAATGATGGGCATACCACAGTAACATTCGGTATTGACGAAGAAGTTCCGGCTAAAAATTGGGAACAGATTATGTCTGATTACTCTTTGGATTTAGAAGAGTTAATATTAGAATATTTTAGTGAAGACGAAAATGGAACGGGTAATGATCGTT